CCCTTCTTCTGCTTCAGGAGATGCATTTGCCACCTCAGAGTTATCATCAGACATCGCAATGTCGCCGCTTTCTTTATTGATAAGATCTTTTTCGATGGGGCCACTTTTATTCAACGCTAGAGGAGATTGAGGCACAATAGATAGTTTCCTGACGTACGGACTTGGCTGCCAAAATTCCATATCATGGCAACTGACTGACACTATGATAAACACCGGATCAGCACTAGCATTTGAAGACACCAAACTATTGTTAACAGAAATTGTAAACACACCATTACTATTAAGATTGAAAGGAGTGTAAGTGCCTGTTGTAGAAAAGGATTTTCCAACCATCTCAGCGGGTTGTAAACACGAGAGTCCACCTCTAGGATTCATGTATGGAATGTCTATATAGAAATCTCTCTCTTCTGCAATATCCACTATGCGAGTCTGCACAACATTTGCTTCGGCTACTGAAGCAGCAAGCTTTGCATCATGATAGCATGTCAATCGACCTTTATGATATCCAGATGCCACAATCTGTACACGAAACCGAACAGTGCCTCTCCAATAGGAAAACATTGATTGAACAGCACATGCGGGTGTCATCACGAGAGCATTGGTTGATGCAGGAATAGTATAAGTGCCATTCGTATACATTCCTGGGAGGACTGGAAAACTCAAAAGCACTTTATTGTCGGCATCGCTCTTACTCCACGAAGCAGAAGCAAGGAAGCTTTCTTTTGCACACAGATATTCTACTGAAAGTTCATCTACATCTTTCAAACCAGCAATAGTTGGTGAAATTGTAAGTTCATTCTTCACAGCCATACTAAGTGCTTGGGAAGTATCCACTGTATCGAAAGTTGTTAAATCTCCTACATTATTAACTCGGCGTCTTTCATTGTTGGAAATTTCAATTGGCCGTGAATATCCAAGTAAATCTGCTGCTTGTCCTATACCTTTTGCAGCCATTTGTGAGGCCATTGCCCAGGGTCCGACCCCAGGTATGTTGACCAACTTAGATGATGCAGTAGCTACAATATTCGCAACCGTTGAAACAGGCTTCTTAGAAAATTCGTCCATACCACCAGCTTGTGGTAAGATAGATGAAATATTCTGAGATGTAGGTCCACTCAATTCGATGTCTTCACACCATGCGTACATAGTGAATTGAATAGCATCAGTGGCACTGGCATGATAGAGACTCATGATACTCTTAATGAAAATAGTACCTAGTGATACCGTTAGTGGATTGTAAGATGTTAAATCCAAGGTGTCATGTTCATAAAAGAAAGGCAATGTAAATTCCCCACCTTGAGATGTAGTTGGATCAATCCATAGATGCATCCTCTGACTCATCGGTATGGTAACCATGGGACTCACATCTGTCATGTTGAATATAGAGTAGCTATTGTATCGTGGATAATAGGAAGCTAGGGCTCGTCCCCAGTAAAAATTATTACCGTTAAGTAAAATCTTCACTTTCAACGTACCACTAAAACTTCGATAATTGCTAATACGATTAGAAACCCTTGTATTCTTGAGCCACAGATCCCAAGGATCAATAGCCTGGTCGAGCGCAGCACCAACTGACCATTTGAATTCTTT